GCGTTGAACCGAGTAGTAGCAATTAAATACATTAGAATACCTCCGTCAATTCTTTATAATAGTATTCAATTTTATCAAAATTTACCAGGATTTACCAAGATTTACCAAGATTTACCAAGATTTACCAAGATTTACCAAGATTTAATATAAAATATTTTAATGCTATATTTTATATGAACCGATTGTATTATATTTTCATTATATTGCTGCTTCTATTTAAAGTTGCGTATTTAGTTTCGGTTGGTTACTTGTATTACGTAGAACGCGAGGATAAAACGAACACACGAATCCCTCTGCTAGAAAAGCGCACCGAGCGACTGCTAGTAATAAGTTCCGCCGGAATCATATTGGCCCTGCTCATTGACTTTGGCTACAGCATTGCCCGCGGCAACCAAACCATCAAGGTAGAGTGGCACGAACAAATAATATATTTTGTATCGGGTTTGCTGGGGCTCTTCCATCTGGATTGGGGGCTAATTATATATAACGAGAAGTCGCATTAATCGCCTTCGTATTTGAATTCGTAGTTTTTTGTATGTAATCTCTCTATACAAGAAACATCATCCGCGCTCAACCGGAAATATTTCGCAATCGTCGCGTCGGTGATGGGACGCGCGACGAGAAGTTCGGGAATTTTCGTAATGTCGGGCAAGAGTAAAAACGCGTATTTCTCTAGATATTTCATGCGGTAGCGCGTCGCCTCGTATATATAGAGCGCCGTTTTAGTAGAGAGGAACTCGCCAATAATGCGCAGGTCCTCGTCGGAACGCCCCACAATAACATAGTTATCTCGATTGGAGATGCCATATTTCCCCTCTAGGTCAAGAAATGGGAAGCCATACATTTTATGGGGCAACACGAGCTTCGCGACACCGTGAAAGGCGAGCGGCGCGTCGCTGTAGTTCACGTCCAACGACGGGCGTAATCCGTCGAGTCGCGCGGTCTTAATATTCTCATATTTAAATCGCCCGCATTTTGCCGCCGAGAGACTAGCTCGCTTGCCCGGCATATTCGTTTTCACCACCGCCGCCGCCACCGCCCCGATATTATCTACCGCCGCGAGAAATTTATTTACGACGCTCGCCGCGAACACGGGGATAGGATACTGGTCCCTGAGCGCGTAATTAACGTAGTCACCTCTGTCCGCGTCGTATAGGTCGCAGACCCCGTCGCTAGGCTGTTTGGACATTAGAAAAAAACAGGTTGGCGTTTGTGCCATCCCGCCGAACACGCGGTTCGTCTTTGTATTGCTGAGGCACTCTATGCGTCGGAGCTTATATTGTGTAAGGTAATCGTATGCGCCCATTTTGTCCGGTTTCATCCAGAGCGACGGCACAATCATCAGCAGACTGCCGCCCCCCTTGAGCAGCGCCACCGATTTTTTTACGAAGCCAAACCAGAGCGTGGTGCCATCCTTCTTTTTGTTCTTGCTGTTGTTGGTCGGCACCTTCTTAATGCCATTTTTATTGTAGGGCGGGTTGCCCACGACGTAGTCAAATTCAATTGCGCCGAACGCCTCGTCGGTCAGGTAGTCGGCGCGCGCAATGTTGGCGCTGCTCCCAAATAGCGACGCCAAGACTGCGACGTTCTCCTCCTGCAGCTCAACCATATATATCATCTCGGCGACGATGTGTCTCCTGCGCGCAGCCTTCTCAGGCATTATCTCGGCGAGGCCCGCGTCCAGTTTCCAAAACAAGAATATTGAAAAAAATCCAGTGCCCGCACCTGGGTCCAGCCACTTTGCGGACGGGTCCTCGAAATCTTCGGAGGAGAGCATTCCAAACATGCGCTCAATAAGTGCGTAGGGCGTAAATATCTCTCCGTATTGCTCCCGCTTTTCTAGCGTAGAGGAGAGACTCTGCGGGTTCTCCTTATCAAACGTAGAATGTAACAATGACATATAATTTACGACTATATGTAATTTATCTCAATATATCTCACAAAAGAAAAAGCCCTTTCGGACTTTCTCTATTTTATATATTTTTATGGATTTTTAAATTTTTAATTTTTTTTTAATTTTTATTTTTTTTAATTTTTATTTTTTTTAATTTTTATTTTCAGGATTTATCCGACAGCATTAAAGATTTCGGTTAGGTCAATGACAGCATTATTGTCATATGGGTAGTTTGTGGTAGTAGTGTAATTATGTTCGGGAGTAATGGGCGTGACGCTCGAGGTGTAGTGCGGTGGCGTCTGAATGACCGTTTCGTCTTCAGAGTAATCGCTCTCGTTGTCGCTAACCAATACTGGCAACGATGAGGATTCCGACTCTGTATCGGTGTCCGTATCATCTTCGTCGCTTGCGTCAATCAGCGACGGTATCGAGTCGTGCGAATCCGAATCCGAATCCGAATCCGAATAATCGTCGGCAATCATAGCCGACTGTTCTGCGAGCTGGCTCATCGTGGGGGGCGAATCGTCGTTATTCACCCACTCGGGATGAATATCACCCATTCCGCTGTTCATCGCGTGCGCCCAAAGCGGAGCGAGTTGGTAGTTGTAGCAGTTCATCTGTGTGAACACCAGATTGTTCCAGTATATCATGTTCGTTTGAATCTGCGAAACCTGCTCTTCCAACTCACAAATCCGCTCTTGAAGCGCGACGTTAGCCTGCGAGACAACAACCTCCTCTTCCGTAAGAGGATTGTTGTTCTTCAGCAGAATCCAGTACCAAGGTTCGTCGTAGACAAGCCTCGCGCTGCTCTCCGAGTCGTAAATGCGCTCTTGGATATTGCGCGTCGCAGCATTATCATCCCATGTCTCGAAGTGGAGAAATGCTTGAAAATACTTTACGCCATTGGCGCTCTGCTTCTCCAAAAAGTCCACGCGGTTGATTGTGCCAATATCAAGCGTCTTGAATTTATCCACGATCATATCTTGGCTCGCCCACTCGGGGACGATGCGCGGGATGAAGAGCGAAAGTTTGTTGTTAAAGGTCATACCAGTAGTCATTGTTGTTTGATTGTCATATTATCAATCGCATATATTCATTTCAATTTTTTTATCAATTCATATAAAACTACGATTTATATACCAGCGTTTTCACATCTCCTGTATCCTGATTTTCGTATATTGTGTGCATGTCCAGATTTACGTCGTATGCGCATGCGAGCTCCCCCTTGTATACGAGGTCAATCGCTTCGCCCGGCGGCACCGTGATGAGATTCTCGATGAAGTGTGCGCGCCTGTTGTCAGGTCGCCCTTTGCTAATAATATAATCGAAATCCTTCGTAAATGTATGTAGGTCGCTGCTAAAAATAGCGTCGCGACATTTATAGCGCGTATCATTCATCCCGCAGCCGTCCATGAGGAGCGGAATATAGCAGGACGCGATTAGGCAATCTATTAGCTCCTCCTTGCTCTCCCAATGAATGACCATCTTACATTTATTATTATTGTTTGGCGCGCACAATATTATTCCGAGACGACCGTTGGCAATCTCGTGAATGTTGCTGGGCAGACACTTCACCATCGTATCTCGTATAAGCGGTTCGAGCGCGCAAATATTACAGCAATGCGACGTCGCGAAGAATAGCTCCATAATACAGTGCGTGTTAATCTCGGGGACCAGAAGAAGCGCGGCGACCAGACTGCCTGCGCTGTAGCCAGCAATAAATTTCGGACAAATCTGTCTGAGCATTTGTTTTCCATATCCGAACGAGTACCAGAACGCCGGAAACCCCCCACCTTCAATGAGCAATTTTTCTAACCGCTTATTTGTTTCGGGCATAATATATATATAGAATTATACATATATATTATTATATAGAATTATACATATATATTATTACATATATATATTATGTCAAGTTCAGGCGAGCGAACGAGGAAGAAGGCATCCCAAGCAATGTATAATGAATTGGCTAGCAACGTCCGAAACAACCACAGCGTCGCGCCGATTAAAAAGAACGGGTATACATATAATTCTATGGGCATAACCAAGTATTCCGCGGCCAACACTAATAGTAATCAGACCGCAATTTCTAAGTATAGCAGCTACGCAGAGAGAATGGAGCTGAAGCGAGGTAAGCAATTTTCTAATAGCGCGATTAATGGAACCGAGAACCTTAAATACGATATTAGAGCGGGAAATCTATTACAAGTACAATACAAACAGGACGTATATCACGCGCCGCTAGTCGCTACTGGTGATTTAGATAGTAGCAACGGTAAGATAATGAAATCTGACTTTATACCATACGGCGAAACACTAACTTATCCGGGGTTCATAACGGATTATAGTAATTCAATATTTAAAACAACGGGAATAGGCGGGTCCTCAAACCAACAGCAGGCCTGGGTGAGAAACCTTACGTCCATTCAACATACCGGGTCCCACCATTGGAATAAGTTGAACGCCGACGAACAAATGACGGGGTTTTCGCTAACATCGCCTATCCAATTGTGGTCGGCGTTTGACCTGAACATTACGGCGAATCCAACCGATGTGAGCGGATACATCTTTAATGGAACCCACCGCAAAGGGATTATTAAAGGTGCTGTTAATCCTACTTTATATTATGAAATACACGATCACATTAATTTTAATGTTGGTGTGAATGAGACGCACAAAATGTTTATTAATACCGCAGATGTGAGCGGTTCCGCCAATAAGTTAACCAGTTCGGATATCTATAATAACGATGGTATACACAATGCGACAATTTCATGGAATCCAAAGTCCGAAGGGGTATTTTACTACGATTGTAGCAACCACCACATTGTTATGGGAGGCAAAATAGTGATAGGTGGCGGTGATGGTGGCGGTGGTGGCGGCGGTGGCGAGGGCGGCGGCGGCGAGGGCGGTGGCGAGGGCGGCGGCGGCGAGGGCGGTGGCGAGGGCGGTGGCGAGGGCGGCGGTGGTTATTAATCAGATTTTTTTCCTAATACAGCTTAACAAATTCCATCGTCAACGACCAATCCATATTGTTCAAATCGATAATTCGTCCATACTCATCAAATAACTTGATGGTTAGTTTGTCTATATTTACCGCGTTATAATACTCGCGCGGCGTTCGTCTGTGGGTAATGAACCCCGTCTCTCGAGAGGTGAGGTCGTGCCCCAATTTAATAGGCGCTAGGCAGATGCGCGTCATTATCTTCTTGTCTATAATGTGGTCATTGAACGCTACGATGAGTGGCGGATGGCCGTTGTTCTGATATTCTTCTATGGAAAGATACCCATAGCGAATGGAGCTTATGAAGCCAACCCCCTCCGATACGGCCGAAATGGGCGTGGATACCGTGACCGGCGAGACAGCGCCCATCACATACTCCGCCGCTCGAAATCCCAGCGCCCACCCTAACCGCATCTGGATGTTCGTGTTCGTGTCCAAGTTACCGTCGTTGTCCACATTAAATCGCAATCGCGATATTCGCTTCGCGTTAACACCCACATTAGTAGTTATTTGACTAGCGAATACCGATTTTCCATTTATATTATTTATTTTGAACCGTATATCGTTAATGTCATCATCGCTGTAGCTGCTGTTAAGACCGTCGCCGATTGCTGGGGCGGCAAAACTGAAAAAACGCCCGCTCTCGTCAACGGCACCCGGCGAAGCCAACATAATCGCGTCGTTCATGCTTATTTCGGTCAGGGTTTTGGTAGACATCCAGGAGCGCGTGTCGTAATTGCCGTCGGACAACCGAACGCGCCACGCACACCGCACCGGCTTAAACCCCACGATAGCCTCGCCCGAAGCGCCGAGGTAGGCGAGGTCCGCTATCCGCGCGCCAGCATAATTCACCGCCGCGTCGCTGAGAATTACCATGGTGCTATTTCCACGATTATTTGATATGGAGTAGAACGTCATTGGCATCTCAATGGCAATTATTGACATCTGTATCACGTTATTTTGTCTCTCGGGCATATTGAATGTGTAGTCGGTGGAGAGAGTCGCGTAGTAATTGTCGCGGTGTCGCGAGTCAATGCTAATCGCCTGTTTAATTGTCTGCGCCTTCGTTTTATTTCCGTAAAATCCAACAGGCAACGGGTCGTAGAGCCGTTTATAATCCATCGCATACTCGCTAGAGGGGCTCAACGCCTCCTCTCGTATCCCAGCCTTATCAACAACGTTAGGCGCCGCCTCTTTACCCATACTAACAAAACCCTCCTTCACCGCGGATTTATCGCCGTCAATTTGACGGTATCCAATAAATTTCTCAGATTGACTATTTTTTATTTCATTTAACCGCGCCTTTATCTCTTTTACTATTTCAGTTCGATTATTTGGAGTTTCATCAAAAACGGTCTTGCCTATCTCTAATAAGTTTTGTGGCTCATCCGAATCTATATCTAGTTCATCATATAGTTCAAACACAGTTAAATATATCAGCAATTCATCCTCTTCGTCCCCATCGTTCACATCAATCGAAGTAAGAGTATGATATATATTGATAATCGCATGAATGTAATCTTCGAAATTTATTTCATCGGGATTGTCTATAGGATAGGTTGTGGACAAATTATTACTTCGAACGTGCGGAGGTAACACTTTTTTTTGATATATATCTCCTAGATATACCAATACGTTGAGCCCGAATATTCTTTGCGCCTCCGTAGAATTTGCACCGCAGAGAAAAAGTTTTTGTCTAGCAGCAGTTATATTGGCATCGCCTTGACTTAATAGTCCGCTCTCGTTAGAACTGCCCGCTTTTGTAACCGACTTAATAAATTTATTTAATTCTTTGCGCGAAGCATTTTCAATAGATTGAAATGTCGTATACGGATACGGATTACTATTAGGATAATTTATAATATAAGTATTTTCATTCAAGTCTCCATTATAATAATCGCCCATTTACTATATATATGTGTTTTTACAAATCCTTTTAATCCTTTTTATCTGGTTCATCCATTAACATTACCGCCATTGCCGCGTAATTGTGGAGGTCAACGAGCGTGTCTCTTAATTTCTCGTCGGCAACCAGCGCAATTCCCGTCTTGTCGATTGACTGGAGGCGCTGAATTTTATCGCCGATTCTAACCAACACCCCCACCGGACCATATGTCGCGAATGCGTCTCCATAATCCTTATTTTTATTCACGAACAGCGCTCGCGCCTCACTTTGTACACGGTCTAGTTGGTTAACTCGGTCTGCCATTTACATTGATATAAATTTTATTGTTTATATCAATTTTATTAGCGAAATATTGGCGGTTACTTACAGCTTCCGCAGGATTCCGACTTAGCCAGCTCATACAAGTCCATAACTAGCGCCGCCTTGCGAAAGTTAGAGGAGACCATAAGCCCCGACCGGACCGTAACGCCGCTCCCGCCCCCGCTCTTTGCCGGTCCTTGCTGATACCCCGACGTCATTATCATCCCCATTTTACCGCTCATCTAATATAATAGCACATTTAAACGGGGCATATTGCGTTACAATCCGACGTCGCGTTCGCAATCATTCCATACGTTCTCGTTTTGTTTCCGTAGGTCGGAGTCGTAACCGTGGTCTGGGTTAGAAGGTTGCCCCCTTTTTTTCTTGCTAAATATCTGTCATACGAGTTGTGTTTAACCGCCACCGTTCCTGCCGCGTCCGTCGTCCCCGCGACTACCAGCGATGAAAGGTTCATGGCATAGCTCGACGCGGGCGCTCTCACCTGATTCCACATACGCTTCTGTTTCACGTCTTCGGGTTCCTTCATCGATTTGGAAATCGGTCCCGGTCTGCTTACTATATATTCAACTCCAGAGCAATCACAGCTGTAATTAACATAAGTAGTCATTCTATATAAAATTGATTATATTATTATAATTAGATAGCATTTATTAAATGAATTACTCTTGCGATTATTGCAATAAAAAATATAAACGCAAATACCATTTCGACCGCCATGTCCTCGCTTGTCGCGTTATCTCAATGTCAACCGGAGACCTCGAAATAAAGTGTCAGGAAAGTGCCGATATATTCACGCCCGAACAGACGTCAAAGCTGATACTAGAGCTATACAAGAGAGTTAATGCCGCGGAGACACGTCTCAAGCAAATAAGCGTTGCGGAGAGAAAGAAAATAAACATCCTCGCTTGGCTCAACGAGAACGAGACCACGCCCGAAGTTACTTTTGACCAATGGCTAAATATGATTGAAATAGACGAGAGCGCGCTCCGATTAATATTTGACAACGACTATATTGAGGGTCTGCTGCTCATTCTAGAACCGCATCTCTCGGAGGATAATATCCCCGTTAAATCGTTCGACAGAAAGACGAACCAACTATATATTTACACCGATAAGTGGACCATCGCCTCGTCCCACGATTTCAATGGATTCCTAGGAAAGATGTCGAAGAAAATAATGACCCGCGGGTTGGGGTGGAATAACGAAAACTGTAATAGGGGTGACGATTTCGCCACTAATATGCCGATATACATAAAAAAATTAAACGGTGGAAATTTCAAAAAAGAAAGAATTTCCGCCGCGATTCGCAAAGGGATATATGAAAAGATAAAAGTAGAAATTCAAAACGTGGTTGAGTGCGAGTTTGTCTAATCGCGAATGTTAATCGACCACGCGTGAACGTGCTTATCTATGATTATCTCCTCGTCAAAATGCCGCAAATCTTTCTGAATATTTTTTAAATAATCCATTATATACGGTTCGCCCGTTAACATGAGATTGCTCGGACTATACTCGGGCGAAATGTCCACTATCAGGATTTTTTCTAGCGCAATGTTCTTCAGTATCTCAATGATGTTCAATCGCGATTCTTGCGGCACCTCGTGAAACAAAAACATCATCGTGACAATATCGTATTGCTTGTCCGGAATCCACTCCTCGATGTGGCCCCGCTCAAAGTCCTTGTCGGGAAAAATCGTCCTCGCGGTAGCGAGCATCTCTTTGCTCACGTCGAGCCCCTTGCTTCCCGCCACGCCGGACGTCGAGAAGCCGGTCCCACAACCAACGTCCAGAATGGTCTTGTCGGCACCCTCGTTGTCCACAATTTCTTTTCGGAGGTTTCGTCCATAAATGGTAGTGTCCGTATATAGCGTGAAGAGGGGCGCAATAAGCGAGTGTACCGAACCCAGCGCGCCATGGTTGCCAAAGTTGTGGATGCGCGGATCGTACGCATAACGGCGCGGATTCCAGGCGCTACACGCGGTAAGCGATAAAAATATATATATTATTTTATTAATAGGACTCATCATTTGCTATATATATTCTTATATATATTCTTATATATTTATATTTATATGTATTTTATTAATTAGTCACAGATAACAACTCTAGCGGTGTCACGATGGTGACGCCCAATTCGGCCGCCTTCTCCACCTTCGTATTGACAAAACCCTTCTCCTTTACGATTACATAATCGGTTTTCTTAGTAACGACCGAAGACTCCTTCGCCCCGTATTTTTTTAATTTATCGGACAAGACCGAGTCTCTGAATCCGGTTATTACATATTTTTTACCGTAGAGTGGGTGCGACGCGTCCTTCACCGCGACGCTCATCTCCCCCACTTTATATTCCATGTCGGCCTCGCGCAACCATTCTTGGAACGCGGGAAGGAACTGAACAAATTTCTTGGATGATTTATCGGCCATTCCGCTAATCAGCTTTATGCGGTCTATTTTATCCTCGTCGGATAATTTCCCCGTTAATATTGTTGGCTCCTCGTCCAATATAAGCTGAAATCTTTTGACTGCGAACCCGCGACCGAATATATTGGTCGCCTGCATCAATTCGGCCAACGTTGCTCGTTTGAGCCCCGTCTCGATTCCGCCTTTGATTTTGGCGGAGAGTTTGTCTTTGAACCCGTCTATGGAGAGGAAGTCTTCTTGGGTCATTTTGATGATTTTCGGAATGGTATCAAATCCCGCATCTATGATGCGCTTCGCGTTTCCACCACTCAACCCCTCTACGCCGAGAACGCGGAAGAATCCGGTCATTGTTTTGGTTCTTACGACGTCGTCGTCATCCTTGTTTTCCAACATTATATCCACGTTGGTTTCGTTCCACACATAGGGCTGTGTAGGCATTTTCGGCGCCGCAGCCGGTTGTATCACATCCGTAATATGAGGTATGACATCGCCAGACCGAATCAAAGTAATCAACGCTCCAACACCTATGCTGTTGTCTTTTATGAATTTTCCGTTGAAACCGGTGGCGTATGAGATAGTGACGCCGCCGAGCACAATCGGGTCAATCTGGACGCGCGGTTTCAAGTAGCCATCTTTGCTCGGAGTCCACAGCACATCCAGAACCTTGGCCTCGGCCTTCTGGTCGGAGAGGACCATCTTGAACGCGAACGCGTGGTCGGGGTTGCCAGACTCACGGTCATAGACCTTATCGTCGATACAGATGACGCCGTCAATCTCATAGCGGTGCTCTTTGCGCCACTTGACCAGGAGTTCAGAGAGCGCCACGTTCGTGACGTCGTCGCGTGCTTCGTTTTCCACCATTATTACGCTGTCGCCGAGATGCGCCATTTGCTTAGACGGGCTCATCATCGGCTTAATCACCTCGTAGACCACGAAATCGATGTCGGCGAATTTTTCACCGTCTATTTTCTTCTGATTTACCGCTCCGGCGACAAAGTTGCGAGGGTTCGCAAAGTTCGCCTTGTATTTCTCTGCGAATACCGATTTGTCAATGATGAATTCGCCGCGAACCACGAGCCCCTTTTCCTCGGGGAGTTTCATATACGGAATCAGGTGGGAGACGTCCTGCCCTATTTTACCATTTCCGCGCGTGTAAAGCTTCGGCGTCGCACCCTCGGTGGAATAGAGGCCGCTCACTCCGTCCAATTTACACGATAGCACGTATGGGCCGTCATATTTTTGTTTCCAAGTCTCCAGCGCGTTCGTATCCGGCTTGATTTTGTCCATAGACCACATCTCATACGGAAGCGTTACCTTCAGCTTATCGATCGCGCATTTGGTGTGCCCCTCTAGGGCAGCTTCGTTGTTCGGAAAGAGGGAAAGGGTCGTCTCGCGTAGAATATCATATTCATTATCGCTCATTATAGGTTTTGTGTCGCAATAATACGCGTCGTTTGCCTTGCGTATCATATTACTGAGCTCCTCCTCGGAGAGGACTTTCAGTGCGCCGATTCCCTCGGTTCTGAATATCTCTATATGGTTGACCGGTTTCTTTTTTATGGTTTTATTAGCCATTTTTAGTTTCTTTTTGGGTAGCACCACATTTGTCGTAGGCTTCCGCATCGTAATGGAACGGCTATCAATCCGCTTGTCGGGCTCTACATATTCCATCCCCATATATTTGAAGATATCGTCCTCGCTCTGAAACGTGTGGTCCACTTTCGTAGTTTTTTTGCCGCTCGCCATGTGATACAATCCGTGCTCGTTCAAGCTGTAGCCCAACGTAAGCGCGCGGTGGCGTTGCGCCGTATTGAAGTTCTTGCTCCCCGTGAAGTATAGTATGGCGAACGGGTATTCGTCCGGAGGCGCGTAGAGAAAGTCCACGCGTCGCGCCGGTTTGTTGGGCAGCTTCGTAACGGTGAGACTCTTGGTTTTTCCGCGACTGAGCACCTCGATGATTATTTTCTGCGCAATGAGCCCATCGATAAAGGCCTCAAATGCCGCGCGGTCGTTTGCCGCATTGGATACGATAATGTCGATATCGCCAGACGTTTTCGCCTGCCTTCGGTAGGACCCCACAATGCTAAAGGAGGACTCGGGCGGCGAAACCTCTGCGAATATCTTATCCATCTCCGTCTTATACGCGTCAATTTCGGAACGTGGAATTCGTTTTTCGATATCATCAAAATACCGCAGCCCAATCTTCATCGCCGCCGTCAGGTCGTCGCGCGAGCGCAGCCCCTCGACCGTGGTGACGCCTTTCTCGACGAACTCGCGAGCCTTCTTTGGACCAATCCCGTATACCTTTGCGAGCTGATTTGCGGGGTTGTTGCGCTCGTCCTCCAAGAGCTTTATCTTGCCGGTTTCGACATACTCGTTCAGCTTGCTAATAATAGTGGGTCCTATTTTGGGCGTATCCGACAAATCACCAGCGCTATGTATATCTTTCTCATAGTTTATAATCGACTCGCTCGCGCTGCGATATGCCTTGGCTCTGAACGGCTCGCCTTTTTTTAACATAATATCCTCCAGCTCATTAAGAGCGTCGATGAACTCCTCGTTGTATCGTTTCATTCTTTTAGATGGCGATGTAATCTTTATATCATCATCTAATTTTAGTTTTCTTTTCAATTTTCTTTTGCGCTTCATTGTTCTATGGTGTGGTTTAGTATAACTATTATCGCAATAACCATAGGTAACCATCGTCCTGGTTTTGGGATTGATAGAAGTGGCGCATATTTCCCCGCGCTCTGTTTCGTAACACGCGTCGTGATTCGTCCACTTGTATTTGAATGGGAATATACAATCGCCGTCTTTGACCCTTTTATTATTTTCTGATTTCCCATATTTATTTCGTTTTGTCGCCTTCATATACATTACCAAAATAAATATGTAAAAATGATTTGTCTGTTTTCTTCACAGTTTTGCCGTAATAATCGTCCATATACTTGCGGGTTGGCGTGGTTTTCTTAATATAATCTTTTGAATATTCATAGACCGGGATATTCTTTTTATCCAACATTATAAATAAAAATATATAATATTTATATTATGACTTTATTCAGCGAATCCAAATCGAACAGCGTAGTTGCCGAGTATGATGGGGATAAATTAGACATAATGGCTATGAACGATGATGGAGAGAATAAAAAAATATATATCACACAGTTAACCGCCAGCGATATTAGGGATATGATAGCCCGCCCTGCTAGTTCGAGCTCGTTAGAGGACCGCCTCAAATCCGATTACAAGTGTAGGTATAATTTTAGAAGACCCACGCTACGCCAACACCGTGGATACAATAAAAAACTACGGGAGTCGCTAAAACTTGCCGAAATGATATCGTCGATACCCGCAAGAACAAGCAAACACACTAAGCGTAAGCGGGAGAACCCGAGGAAAAAATCCAAAACGCGCGGCGTCCGCAAGACGCGCCGGCGGAATACGAGACGGAAAACATCCAGAAAAAAACCCACCAAAACCATGAGATACACGCCGTATCCATCTTCGGAGAGCGTTGTCGCGGAATCGCCAACAGAGACCAGCAAAACCATACCGCTTGACCGAATGTCGGAACAGATGCCCGAAACTATTCGCGATTTAATGTCCAAGACCTCGCAGTCGAGCAAGACGGATTTACCCAATTAGCCTACCAAGATTACAGAGAATTTAGTGTTGTCTAGTGTTAAAAATATATGCTACGTGTATGAAAACCAATATATTGTATATTATAAATTAAATACTACATATGTAGTATGTAACTTATTAGTTTTATAAACTACTTTTGTATATTATTTATATATATATGTCTGAAACGTGGAAAAGGGGGCACACCAATAAACCAATAATAAATGCGACTACAATATTTACCAATAAATTAGTATCAAATAAAGGGGTTTTTATAAATGAATTGCTAGATGGCAGTGCTAACGATATTTCTTTAGTTTTAGTAGAGGGTACGGTGGTAAACAATGTCAAATGTCTAAAGACAACAGAGACAATTAAGACCAAAGACCTTAAATGTAATACGATAGATATGGCTGTTTCGGAATACGACAATAGCTATATAATTATAGCGAATAAAATTGTTACAAGGAAATCTGCCGGTATATATGAATTAGATGGGGTTGATATATCATGTAAAAAACTAGAAACCACGGATATGTCTCTCGACGTTATTCGTTCGATTGGCAGTAAAATAATTTTCGAGACCGACGTTTCATTTACGAAGTATGCATACACTGACAATATCGATTCCAGTTTTATTTCTAGCAATAATGTTGCTAACATCCACGCGGATGTATCCTTAAATAAAAAATTAAGAGCAAACACCATAATGACGGAAATTATTAGTAAACCGGGTGATCAGGAATTAACGATTGAGAATGATATATGTGTAAACAAAATTATACGTGCGAGTGATGTTTCGGCGAGCGGTAGCGGTAGAGCGCACACGCTTACAGTAGGAGATATATCGACCTCTAATGTAGCCTCTAATAAAATAACAATAAACTCCGACCTATCCTTTAACGCGAATTTATCAATTACCGATTTGGATTTGGATAAAATATATTCGTTAGACACTGACAAAATCACTCTTACTGGCGATGTAAGCATTAACAGCAACCTAATTATAGGCGAAACTCTTTCAATGGAAGGAATATTCCGATCGTTGGGCGACGAAATCACGCTCAAAGGAAAGGTGACATTTGATAATAAATTGGATATTAGTCAAATAGAAACTAATAGAATAAGTTTACATAGCAAAAATCAAGACTCATCTGCTATCATATTCGACGGCGACGTATCGATAAACGGAGGGATATATGGAAAAATGCCCTATTTGTATGGTGCCAAAGAGGTCGGCAAATTTACTGAGATTATGGATCACCCCAATGCGGCGGTCGGTGCATTATTTATATTAATTCCTAAAAAAACAACATATACGGGTCTTAGTTTGGAAGAGTTCGATGTCCGCTTCGACTCCTCCTCGGTGAGACCAGATAACCCCCCCATAACATTATACGTAAAGAAATCGGCGAGAAATGTTGTCAAAATAACGACATTAAATAGAGATGTCTCGTGGAATTCGGTTACTATGAGAAATAAGATTACATACAGCGGCAACGATATTTGTTATGGTTTGTACGAAGATATTAGCAACGAAATATGGAGTGATGTTGGCGGGGACGATATTGGCGACCTCTCGTACACCTTCGATATTAGCGCGAGCAGTATAACGGGAATCAAGAATGGAGTTAGAAATGATGATAGTTTTAATCGCATATATTATTTCGATTTATCCGCCAACGACCCAGAAGTGTTCGACGTATCATACATAGTCGCGTCAATCCACGACAATGAGGAGATAGGCACAATAGATTTTTCGGGCGAGGTTGTCATTGAAAAATATTCGCGGATTGGGGTGGGCGACGATGTCTCTAGGTCGCGCGTGAAAATTATGACGCCCTACCATAATTTTACCGCCGCTACCACGGAAGATTTGTCTTTTAACGTGGCGGCACACGACAACGTCAATTATCTTATTAAAACGATATATCTAAATGTAGACGGAAACGTTAGACCGCGCGAGCCTTCGTGGAATGAAATACGGGTAGAAACCTATGACATATGCATAAATAGCCACGCGCGACATTATATAGACCAGTCCTGGAACGATTCGTCTTTAAACAATCGAATAAGCACCGCAGATACGAGGGACGTATCTACGTATCCATTCGATATTAGTTTGAATGCCTTTTTCGGAATCAACAAACAGACATTGAACTACGAGTTCGATTTGTCGGCCGTATTCCCAGAAACAGATTTAGATTTATCGTATAATATCGAATTTAACGCGGTTAGCGAAGATGGGGACAAGTATAATATTAAAACAATTGAATTATCAGGAAATCGTATAGTATTAACTAGCAATATTGAGGATATTAGTAATATTGGAGATGCCGAAAAAACTGATTACCTTACCCGAAGGAGTATAACTCACGCGAATTTTAATGACATATCGGTGAATATAGTCGCTCATAATTATTATCAATACAAGGCTAATGGCGATGCCAGCTTTGATTTTAGCGCGGCCAAACAGGACGGCTATGGGGAGGCGACTATACCGAGTGACTATGATGTTAGCTATTCAAAGGACGCTTCGCGAAATATACTGTTGCGTGTTGTAGACGTTATTCAAAATAAACCGCCCGAGTGGAGAAGAATTCAAAATATAAGCATATCATACGAAGGATTGACACAGTGGGATGCCAGTTTTTATAGCGATTATAGTTTTAATTACGATTTCGATGATATATCGGCATCGCGCGCAACCATGTTGGCTAACCCCGACATCTCAAAATCATTCATTTATTATATATGGGATACTTCTACGTCGCTCGCCTCGGATATTGCTTCTTTACAATATAAAATAGACTTGTCAGCGTTGGATCCTGAAGGATTTACCGTCGATTTTAGCTATATACCAATAGTAGACGGTAGCTACGATGTAAGTATGGGTACGAATCAGTTATTTATAACTACGCCCGGAAAACAAGACCCGTCAACGAATGATTTGTCGCTGGTAATATGGCCGCAAGATGGAGGGACGTTGTCGGACGGCAGCTATTCGGACATATCTAAAAATTTGATATTTCATCCATTTTTATATAAATTCACCGAATTTACGTTTACAAATTGTGACGCTTCGGGCCGCGAAGGGCCGTCGATTGACAGGTGTAGAGAGTGGTATAATAACCGGTATGAAAATAGCTTAGCAACTAAAGATGATTATAACGCGCACAAAGATGAATATTCGCTAACTAAATGGTGGGAAAATGACCGATTTTTTGATATGGACACGCCTGGTATACAATTATGGACGGTTCCCGCCACTGGATTATATGATGTTACTGTCGCCGGCGCGGGCGGTGGACGTAGTGGTGGCAATGAAAGCGTAGGGAGCGGATTGGTAATGGATTTTAGTTATAACTTTGTAAAGGGCGATAGCTATATGTTATTAATTGGACAAAAAGGCAAAATAGGCAACGCTTATATCCCGAACCCATTGGACGGTTATCCCAGCGAACAATCAACCTCGTCACAACGACCGTATGCTTCGTCGGGAGGCGGCGGGACTTTTTTCGTTAAATATTATCGTATTCCTATTCCCGGTGATACAAACGCTGAGGAGGCTATAATTGACAATTCCGCAAACATTATTGCTATTGCGGGTGGTGGCAGTGGCGGACCAACATATGCGGGTGATGATTATACACCGTTTAAAACAGTTGCGGATGGTAGTTATAATAGCGAGTTTGTTGGGTTGGACGGTAGCGGTACAGCCAACGATGGGGATTTGATATCAACAGGAGGAGAGCTAAAGAAGGAGGCTCGTGGAGGAGTTATTGCCGGCGAAAACGAGGCTGCTAGTGGAGGCGGAGGCGGAGGCGGCTATGGAGTGGACGGTGGTCTGGCGGGTTATAATACTCAGCACAGCACATTTAATGGTGTTTCGATTGAAACAGTAGCGTTAGGCGCACAATCGTTTATAAAAGGTGGTAAGGGTGGACTAAATCCACATGTCTACGTTAATGGTGTTATTAATCGAGCGGGCTTGGGTAGTGCGAGCGAGGGAGGATTCGGTGGCGGCGGTGCGGGAGCCGAGGGGGGGTCAGGCGGAGGAGGAGGATATGCAGGAGGCGGTTCGGATAATATCACGGAGGCCGCTATTTTGCCAAAAAACAATACGATTGCTGGCGGCGGAGGGTCAATTGTAAACAAGGAGATTATTGTTAAAAATGCGAATTTCCAATCTATAACCAAACAGAACGATAATGACCACAATAACCGCAACGGTTACATTAAAATAAAATTCAATCCTTATAATCAATCCTTATAATCAATCCTTATAATCAATCCTTATAATCAATCCTTATAATAACTAATTAAGTATAATATAACTAATTAAGTATAATTATATTATATATGTCGTCAAGGCCTTGGAAACTTACAAATTCAAGGAGCAATACTAATAATACAGACATAATACACTGTGATGAACTATTTGTGGATGACCTAGTCGCAAACAACGCTACACTGCGAAACGTAACCATTAATAAAGAGGTAACAACGAATACTTTTGATGTCTCGAATATATCTATTTCCGAGAATATTAATGTTCCAGATGTCTCGGTTAATAATATTGGAAAGTATCATACAAACGATAATAGCTATATAGCGTTTGTATCTCCCTTTTCAGCACCATTTGGGTTGATAGATAAGATTCGCGCAAACGATACCTCATTTACAACACTAAAGGTCAACGATGTTTCGTTAAACAGAATTTCCAATATTAACAACGATGCTGTCGTAGTTAACTCGGACGTTTCTTTCAACGCAGCTGTCTCTGCGAACACATCATTATTTAGTGATATATATTCTGATACGGAGTTGCGTGTCCACAGCGACGTATCGTCTAATGCAACAATAAGCGTTCACACTATCTCGCTAGAAAGATTATCACATATTAATAGTGGCGGAATTATTGAAATAAAAGATGATATTAGTGCTAATAAGATATATATTAACAGTGACCTCAGTGTAAATAACGTCTTGGACGCGTCAACATTAGTTCTGGACGTAATAGATAATTTATATGGTGGAAATATAAATTTTTTGAACGATACCATAATTGATGGTAGCGGAAGTATCCGCGATTTAAGTGTTAACACTATGGAGGGCGGCATAACGTTTACCTCAAATGTTAACGCGTTAAAAAACGTAATGGTGGGTGGCGATATATCCATTAACACGTTGGAAATGTCGGGTAGATTTGTTAACGACGTATCATTTATCGGCGTAACCGCGAATGATGTCTCCGTTAACAGGTTCGGTCTAAAAAACGCGGCCAACAACACAATTATAATAGACAGTGATATATCTATTAATAATTCCGAGGTATTCAAAGGCGAAATAGACGTGAATGACGTTAATTTTATGACGGTGTATAATACTGAGGTGGGTGAGGGTGTTCCACCTAAGAAAGATGCGCGTCCAGGGACCATTTTATATTTAAACAACGGGGTGGTGTTCGAAAATATATTATTTAAAAATTATAGAAAAAATTATTCAGTTCTAGAAATTAACCAAAAAAAAATAAACATAGATATATCTCACATCACCCTATATGAGAATAGTTACAATCAGATAGAGTACTATCTCAGGGACTACAAGCTAAATCACGAAGCTAAATACTCTAGGTTAGAATCTAGTTTTGCGACGATGGAGGATAATGCTGAACCGATTGAGTTTGAAAGTATAAATATTAGACATGACGTCAGCACCAACTACCGAATTGACATATCGTCGTTAGTTGAAGAAACGGTGGACGAAACGTTCGACGTAAGCAAAAGAATAATAGTAGCGACCTCGCAAGACGTTTCTATGATTATAGATGAAAAAATTTCGGACGGCGAATACGTATTAGGTGTAAACGATAATTCATTTGTATTTAGTACACCAATCGTAGACGAGGCCTATGATATTTCGTTTAAAGTTACGGTGGCGAATAGAGTAGAGGGTTCCGAGCCCGATGCCGCCAAAACTCAAGATATTGTTTTTCGATATAACAGACAACCTGTGTGGAAGTATATCAAAATGAGCATTTCTAACGACGATATATCTGTCGACCAATCGTGGAATCAACAATCTCATAACATAGGAGAACACCTCGATTTGAGCGACCAATTTTACTTATATTTCGAACCGAACAGCGATTATGTTTATACCGATGGGACGCAACGCGACTTGTCGAGCTACTATTTGGATTTATCGGCGACGGACGAAGAGGGATATGACGTCTCCTACGATGTGTCGAATGTCAAGGGCGACCTGTCCTTTAGTTTTACCGACAATTCAAGAATCGTAATAGACATTTCGGACCTTGTTTTAACCGGGACCGACTCGTCCTTTCAACTTATAAGTATGGATGATTATACGACCAGAAAAAATTATAAGAAAAGAACCTTGAATTTCAAACATATATCCTCCGAAGTATTAACAAAGTTCATAATTGATGATGCTCCTTATGGTGATGCTGATGGCAAAACGGAATTAAACTATGATGAAAACGACAACAGCTATCAATACACATATCATGGGGCGCATCATATGACAATAGAGCCGTCGTTCAATATTACCGAGGATGAAAATAATCTTGACTTTTCTATTAATTCTTTAGAAGTTTCTGTTTTTCCAGGGGGCGATTACGATGTTAGCATAACTGCTCAAAACATAATCGGTTTGAAATTGAATTATAGGGATGTTTCGTTTAATTTTTTGATTGACAACGTATTTAAATACAAATTAAAAATGATTAACTATTATATGTCCCACGGACCAGGTAGATTTAAGAACATAACGATGGGTTACCCCGAAGGTTATGATATTCCCGCAGACAGAGTGCTGGACATTAGCGGCAACGTGGACATTAGCGGGAACGTGGACATTAGCGGGGATTTGGTGGTGGATGAAGCTGCCGTCTCCAAGGTCACCTTCCCTGACGGCACGTCGCAGACGACTGCTGCCAGTACGACAAATATGATGACTACGGACACAACACAAGTCATATCAGGGTTAAAACAATTTAGCAATCAGCGTCCCAAAGCATTATCCTCCGCCACCACCACCACCGCAACATCACAAGAGTTAATAACAAAAGGCGACGGAGATAGTGCTTATGCCCCTAAAAACACCATACACGGATTTTCACAAAAACAACACACAAACGACGACCAGATTAAAAATGTAGTTAGAGGCAATCCACAGGATACAAACCCAAATAGTCACGGCGGTTTGATACATAGTTTTTTAACTTGTTATGTAAATACTTATGATGGGGATTATGAAGGAGTTTCATTAGATTTTAGCGTTGTAGGGGAGTGGAATAATTTTGAATACGACAAAGGAGTAGCAATAGCAAGAGCGAAATATGTGAATGGAAATTATGCTTATGATACAATACTACGAGCACCAGCAAATTCGTCAAGTGCCAGATATATTCAAAATTTTAACATTTCTTATCATTTAAACGCCAATTCAACGATGGAAAGTTGTAATGGAAAATATATTGATTTAACTATTGAAAATGATAACTTATATTCATATACGATAGTATTAGTAAATAGTTCAACACATACAACAAATCACGATTTTTATTTAAATAGAACTGTAAGTGGGACAGGGGCAAGACCTTACGAGCGGGGAACTTCCTGTATAACCGCACAACTATTTAATTGAAAATAAATAGAGAATTAAATCCACCCATTATACAACCCGATGAAGACCAAGCTAATCAAGCTAATCAATAAGTTCGACAAGCCGCCCACACATTAACAACTCACACCCCCACAAATAAAAATGATTATTTAAAACGTATTAAATATGTTGTAAATAATGGCGGTGGATATGCTCGCGAAGCAGAATCCGCACGAGCGCGACGCGCACATCTACACGATTGACGGCGAGGGCGCCACCATCAACAAATAAGTATAATATACATATTTAGTGTATTTATATTATATACATGTCCTGGCGAAAATTCAGTAGTAGTGATAATGCTACCGCTAACAATTCGAAACAGAAAAAGACAATATATGCTTCCAAAGTGTTTACCGATAATATTATCGTTAACCATAAAACAGACCTAGGAAGTATAGACATTTCTAACCTTACGTTTGGCGACGTTTCATACGAGTCGTCGTCTATAACCATCAAGGAATTTATGCGCGGACCCGACTTGTCAGTCAACACAATAGGGGTTCAAAACGAAATTGACACGTCGGGGGTTGTTAAATTCTTGAAGCCCATTAACGCACCGTCGGGTATATTCAACAAATTAAAGGGGCACGACGCCTCCTTCGAATCATTATCCGTCGGTTCTACCATACATGTCAAAAACGTATCTTCGCGCAAGGATGGCTCAAACATCGTAATCGTTAACGACGCCGAGTTTTCGTCCAACGTCGAATTTACGGATATTTGCGTGAACCATTTTAACTCGACCAACGCCGAGGATACGCTCGTTTTTTTGAGCGATGTTTCATTGTCGATAGTGAAGAACAATAAGCTGATGTGCACGGATGTGAGCGTTAACATTTTAGAAGCGAGGAATACCACTACCGGCTACATTGAATTTCAAAATGATATAAGCGTGAATGGTTTAGCCATTACAGAAAATATAATAACCAAGAAATTAACCGTTTCGGATATATCCTTATATGATATTAGCGCCCATGATACTTATATTACTATAAAACCCGATATTTCGGTCAATGGAAATATTATTATTCATACAATATCTGCGGAGAATATTACCAGCGATGTAAGTTTTATGTCGGACATATCCATAAACAACGGACTAAAAGCCGATAAAATAACGACGACCAATATCAGTAGGTTTGGAGCCGCCGATAATATTGTGTTCGACACGAAGGTGAATTTTGATAACCCTCTCGTAAAGGAGGACATATCTATAAATAAAATTGCGCCACCACCTAAACCTCTGTATTATGTCCCTACCAACCAAGTTGTTCCGCTGGACGGAAATAGCATCACTACCTATGGACTGAAATCCTATGAAGATGTTAGTGCTATAGTGATAGACGCCGATATTTCTGTCAATGGCAAGGTAACCGCCGATTGGGGGAAAACGGGGATGAATATAATACCTTCCCTTACATCGCAAGCCGACTTGGTTAAATACGCGGGGGATTATGAAAATGGCCAGCTGGTGATACTGTCAAAGGCCAATACGGATACGGTCTACATAAAGAGCGGCGCCTCTTCGTGGCATAGATTGCTCGTTTCAAACGCGGCGCCGGTTTATACGCAGTTCAAGATGACCATCAACAGTGGTACAGATAATAGCCACATATATATCGGGGCTCCAGAGCATAATGTAACCTCTTCAATACGTGATAATCATAATAATGATGGCCTAATTAAAGATACTAGCTATTCCAATGTGGATGGTATAGACGAGGATACGAACATAGTCTTTTATTTTAGAAAATATAACAACGAGGATGTATCGTATAATTTAGACATAAGCTATAATGACGTTGACGACGACGGTGCAATTAAATTTACGATTGATAATAGCAACAATGATGGAGATGGTGGTGATGCGTGGGATATCTCGCTAGTGGCGACCGATAGCGAGTATGCCGATATTTCGCGTGTAACTATAATACCTCCGTTTACAAACGGCATCGACTTTTCATTTATGATTTCAATACAAGAGAGGGATAAAGTAAAGAACGTATTGCCCAGCGAAGCGAACGTATATTTGAGAAAAATAAACGACCAGCCCGATTGGAACTATATAAAAATGAGCGTTTCAAACGACGATGTTTCGATTGATCAATCGTGGAACAGAACTAGCGCGTCGACGATACACGGTAATATGGACTCGTCCGCTCACTTCTATTTATACTTTGAGCCGAGCGGCAACTATGTTTATTCGTCGGGGACGCAGACCGATTTGTCGAGCTACTATTTGGATTTGTCGGCGTCGGATTTCGAAAGGTTCGACGTATCGTATGATGTCTCGAACGTGAAAGCCAACCTGTCGTTT